ACAAAATCCACTTTTTCAAAAATATCAAGTTGCTGACTTAACCAAGCAATACAACACTGCAGCTAACCCTGCCGAAAAACAACGTATTGGTTTGGAAATCTGGGCGCAAACCAACCCATTACTTGCCGCCAAACTTAAGTCTGGTCAAGTAGGTTACACCGAATCACGCTCTGCTCCTGGTATGTCCAATGCAGGTGGCCTGCCTATTGGTGGTTTACCTATGCCAACTACGCAATTCAATGCAGCAGCAGATGTGTCAACCCCTGGAACAATGGAGCAAACCTTTGGTACGCCTGTCCCTGGATATGGTATGGTGTCTGCAACACCCCTGGTATTTAACCCAGGTGCTCCACAGGGACCTATTACCGATGGTATGATCCAGGCTTCTTATGGTCAGCAGTTGCTAACATCACCAGACTTTGCTAAAGCCGCTAAAGATAGCATGTTCTTGCGGCGTGCTTACCAGCAACAAGGCCTTAAATAAACCTTTGGTAAACTAAAGTTACTTGGCACCGGCTAGCGGGTAAGTCCACCAACTGGGTAACGAATACTTTTGTATTCATGGAAACCAGTGTTGTTGCATTAAACAAATGATTCTTTGCCCTAAGTTTGTTAAAAGTGTCCTGACCAAATTAACGCTTGTGCTTGCATGCCAAACCGTTTTTATTCCTGGTCTCAAAGCTGAATCAAACTGGGTAGGAGAAAACGGATAAAAAACCGATGGCACCTTTTACAGTCCAACAACGTTTTGGCTTGAAGCCTGAAGAGTTAAATGCTCTTACCGTATTGTCTGGACTTGAAGGGTATCGTGGTCCCAACAGCTTTGACCCTGCTGCTGTTGCTGCCAGTACACTCCAACGTCGCTTGAGCGGCAAATGGGGTGGCCATGACATTCGTAATATTGCCACGGCGCCAGGACAGTTTGCCTCGGTGTTAGATCGTGGTCTCAATATGCAACAACTTGGTGACCCAGCATATGGTGCCAAGTTACTTGGTGGTCAATCTGAGTTCAATCGAATTCAGTCCATGATCAATGACCCAGCCGTTGTGGCGGGTCAAATGGGTAAGGTTGGTGAGTCTTTCCGTGCATTATCCGAAGGACCAAAGGCTAGTGACTATATTCCAGTCCCTGGTAAAAGTAATTTTTACTTCAACCGTAACCCGGCAATTGCCAAGCAAGGTCTTGGCCTTTTACAAGGGGCTAATGCCGGACAATTACCAGGTGCTCCACCACCTCCCCCTGGAGTTGGCGCAACCCTTTCATCTGTTTTAGGTCAAAACATTACACAACAAGCAGAACAACCACAATCAATAGCACAACAGTTGGTAAATCAAGTTAAGTCCACCGTGTTACAAAACATGTTCCCGCAAGGAGTTTTTGCTTCTATCATGGCTCCGCCAATGATTGGAGGACTGTAATCATGTGGTCACGCGCTGATTATCTTGATGCTTACTTACCAAGTGTGGCAAGTGAATACACATATGGAAATGTAATTCCAAATCCTGGATACACGCTTAAACGACGCATTGCATTATTGGATAAAATGAAAGATGACACAACAGGTGCACCAAAATCAGAAATGTTTCAACGATTTTTAATTCTCCAAAATAATCCAGAAGCTTTGTTCCAATCAAAAGCTAAGATGCCAAATACTCCCTTTGGTAACTTGGCCAACTTAATTCCGCAACAATAATAATTCAGTTATAATTAAAAAAATTGCGTAAAAACATTGTCGTCAACTAGTAGCAATAAACAACCCGTTTTTTCAGACCGGCCACTATTTGACTCAGTTCGAGTCACCACCCAAACTGTTGGTAGCGCATCTGTCAACACATTATTTGTGCAAGGTGGGCAGGCGCCTTCTATCCTTGTGGACATGGATGCAGCATTGAGCGAAGATAATAATAGTGGTGGCGTTATTGATTCCATTACGATTGTTCGTAATGATGCCTATCGTGCTGCAGACTATACCCTTGATACCACCACATCAGGCACAGCCGTGTCCCTGGTAAGCGGACAAATTGTTTCGATTACTACCACGGGTGCCATGAACACGGGCACAGCAAGTGGCGTTGGGTACTACACCTATACTGGCGCAACTACAATTACCGGTAAACTAGGTGTTCTTAATTATTCCGGCGGTATTGCAAGCGGGTTTAATTTCCTAGGAGTTGGTTATGGCTACCAACAACCCGTCACCTTTGCCTTCTACCAAACCCGTAATACAACTACACCTATCCCTGGTAGCGGCGACTACCGTTTGGTATTTGCTAAAACAGTCCCAGCTAATACCCAGAGCATTGATTGTTCTGACGTAATGCCTGTCGTCTCTGTTCCAATGCCCACCGCAGGTAACACCACTGGTCTTGGACAAACTGCACCACTACGTAACAAGGGCATTTACCTGGAACGGGGCGACCGTATTTACGTTGGTGTATTCCCTGATGGACCCAACAGTTCTGGTTACATCCCCGGCGCATACGTGATTGCACAAGGCGGTTTCTTCTAAACCATGAGCCCATCAAAAGGAAGTTCCTTTGGTGCTTTTCGTTCCAAGGGTAAAGCCTTTGGTGATTTTGGGTCTCTTGAAGTTCCAGACATTGGTGAAATTAAACCTATTACCACTGAGTTTTCCAAGGGTTCCGTACCAAACTCAATCGTACGGATGGATCGGGAAGCAGCCTGGAGCCGCTGGAGGCGTGGGTATGAGATTGCTGCGTCTGTTGGCATCCAACACGCATTAACATATCCTTTTGAATTTCAAGTACCACTCCCAGAAGGCACTGCACCTACGGAGGGTAAACAACCCTTAATCCTTGGTGTTGTGCAAGGGTTTCCGACAGCGGGTAAAGAGTTTGGTGTCCACTGGACTGGATGCCGCGTTGGTTCTATTTTGCGTTTTGATAACATCAAAGATTCAACTGGGACACTTGCAAGTATTGCTTCTATTACACAAGATGACGAATATTGGTATGTGCAATTAACAGGTAGTTGGAGTGTTGCAAATCCATTACCACCACCGCTGTACGTACCAAATCCAAGTGGAGATCCAATCAAACCATTACTTGGAGAAATACTAGAAGACAGGATTTTAGTGCCAGAGGAACCGCCTATTACTAAAGATACGCTTAATCCATCAACAGGTAAACGGTATGGTTATGTGCAGGCCATCTTAATTGATGTAGATGGTCCTAATGGAATATTGAAACTACAAAGGACCAGTTCGTTTGAAGCTAGTCCTGACAATGTTTATTTAACGCCTTCTACCAAACCATTCTCTGTTGGACGTTACTTTACCGTTGGAACACGATACGCATGTACGTGTCAGGATTTCAGTCGTCGCAGTTACACCTTCATGATGAACCTGGATGGAAAAGAGAAAAGACGGTTTCCATTCACCAGGCCAGCCTTGCTTAAGTATGGTCGGCACGAAGTGCTAACTGATCCAAATACTGGAGCAGTAGATAATAATGCCATGACAGATCCAAATCAAAACAGAGATTTAACTTTGACTTATGAGTCGATTGATAATCCGGGTATCTTTAATGATTTCGGTGGACGATATTTACGTAATTTTGGTGCTGCTCGAAGAGCGGAAGGACCAACTACCTTTGCTGATTACACAGCTAAAGACAATCAAATTACATCGTATTCAGACTATTGGACTCCACTTCTTGACGAGATGCGTTATTGCAAACACATTTATGCGTTACGATTTGAAGAAGGTATCTTGCCGCCAGAGCCATCAGACCTGCCCTTCTCAACAGAAGAAAGTATTACGGAATGGGAACAAAATTTAGTGTATGAATCCGCAGTATCAAACAAGCATGTCGATACGGTAAATGCACTGCGAGCAATGGCATTAATGGATGTACCACCCAAGAATTTTCAGTCGCCACAAATGCTGCCGATGATGCAAAAATTACTTAATGTGCCTACGTCTTTTATTAGGCTAGAGAACTTTAGAATGCAAGATAAGACCGGCGCGTTTTACAATCCCAGCGCCGGGCAATCACCGGCAACTTAACATGGCTGAATTTGGAGATGTTGTTGAGACACGGTATGTACTATCCGATGCTCAACTTGCAGCTAGTCAATTTGGTTTTAGCGAAGTGTACTACAGCGGGAGTCCTACAATTTACTCTCCGGGGGACGTAGTACACTTGCCATACGCTTCGGGTGAAACATCTACTATTCAAGCACTAGGTAAGGCTTGGGCGGCCTACGCAAGCGGAATAGGTCCTGGGTAACAAGAGAGTGTTTAGACGGCAGCCAGGGCCTTTTTCTCTTGCTTACGCATGTGTTTCCTGATAGCCTCAATGTTCCAACGATAGGTATCGCGTGAACGAGTCTCAGGAAAGGCTGCGAAATGTGGTCCGAGTTTCAAGGTGCCATTGTCGCGCATCTTGAAGAGTTGTTGGCGGCTAATACCAAGCACTTCTTCTGCGCGGGTCACGGAGACCCAGCCGGTTGATTTGGTCATGACTCAAGGTCGTGTACTCGCACAAGCTACCAGCCTTCAGCACCTTGTCAAGGGTTGTAACAAAAGTTTTATCTTTATATTTTGTGGGGATACAAATAGGTCAACTTAAAATAAGATAACGGCAACTGAAGAGTATGTTCAGCAGCGCAAATGACCCGCTCGCACTGCTTATTGAATTAACTCCCAAACTTGCAAAGAAACGATTTCGAGAACATATTTACGAATCCTGGGACCACAAATGTGGTTATTGCGAAGACCTTGCAACTAGTCTGGACCATATAATTCCTAGGTTTAAATCAGGTTCAAGTAACCGGAATAACCTGGTACCTGCATGCCGTAGATGTAATACTGCCAAAGCGAGCACCAAGATGGAAGAATGGTATCAACAACAGGAGTTCTTTACGCAAGCTAGGATGGATAGAATTAAATCCTGGATGAACCAAGAAGTTGTTGAGCTTTTTGTGTATTCTGTAGATACAACCCCCTGTCAGTTAGCAATTTAAAGTGGCTTTAACATACGACGCAGCCAAGGTACTTTGGAACTATATACCTGAAAAAGCAGATTACACAACATCTTATCCAACGGGTACCACTGTATATGTTGTGTGGCGAAGAATTGACACGCCGTCACCTGTATATATAGTTTCTTCGTTTACAACAGATCCAAATGCAGGCGATCCAGAGGGCTTGACGTATGTCGACAGAGACGGATCATTTGGTGAAAACTTTGGCGGCATTGCAACACCGCCTTTTTATGTAGATGCAAACTCTCCGTCAATACCTCCTGAAGTTGCAAATCTTTTACCTAGTGTTGAAAACCCAAATTATTTAGAAACAACATACACAGATGCAATTAACGCCGCCGGAGCAAATCTCTGGCCTCAATATGCAGCATTGAATGCTAATAACGCTGCAGTCAATCAAGTAAACGGTGCTAAAAATAATTTTTATTCACAAACAATTAATACTATTATCGCTACACAACAAGGTTCATATAATTATCTAGATGCAAAACAAGCCGTTACAACACAAGCAAATAATGTTGGTTTAGCCAAGCCAACTGCTGATGCATTAGTAAATGAAATGGTTTGTAGTACCGGTCAGTTTAGAAGCTTTTATCTAACTGAGCGCATAACTCCCTGGGACCCTTCCGTATTACCTGCAAGTTTAAGTACAACAGTAAAACAACGGAATGATCTTGGCACTAATTTTAATAAGTACACCAATGGCACCAGTGGATATTATGTGAACGAAACACCACAAGGCCAAGCAGCTAAAAAAATATGGGACGCTGCTGTTGCCGCAGATAATCTTGATATTATTGCTAGGTATGGTTCTTTAGAAGGCTATGCCAAACAAGATTATTTAAATCAAATAACAGATCCAACAAAAAGTAGTCAAGCCATTGCTGCTATTCGTGGCAGTCAATCAACTGCTTTATCGCCTCTTGTAACAGATTATCGTGAACAAGTGTTTCCAGATGCAACAAAACAACAAACACTTGATCAGGTTCAAAATAAAATTTTTGGTTTAATCCCAACAACAAAAGTCGGTGCAACCGGATATGAGTTTAGGGATATTCAACAAGGCTTATCTGATTTGGTTGCAAATGATCCAACCGCAAATAAACTTTGGACAGATGCAAAAACTGAAATCACCCTAGGGCAAACAATAGGGGGAATCCCTGGTCCCTGGACGCAATTAATAACTAGTCTGGGAGTCAATGACTCCATGATCACAAACCAGGATTCATTTGGAACATTGCTATCACGTGTTGCAACTTTAAATCCAGCACTTACTTCTGATAAGACAATTATTGATAGTAACAATGCTTTATTTAAATCTATCTCAGGGCTTAAAAGCAATGCTACATTTCAAGATTTAATTTCTTACACTCCCGAAGTTAATGACGCATTTACGTCTTCTGTACAAGCAACAGAAAAAGCACAAACTGAAAAGTTTGGACAGATGCGCCAAAGTATTCTTCAAGATACTATTGATCAATTAAAAATTGCAAAACAACAAGAGGCTAATCTTGCTTTCTTTAAATCTAGTTCTGTTGGCCAAGAAATTACTGGGCTTACACAAGATATTAAAGGATCATTGCTAGGTGATCTAGGCATTGGAGGTATATCCCCCCTTGGTACGTCCCAACAAAATTTTACTAATCAAATAGATTTGGGACTTGGAGATATTTTTGGAACTAAAAACGGACTTATTTACAATTGGGAAGACTGGTTTAATAATCAAATAGAACAAAAATATGCAGGGGGCATTGATATTCCCAATGATTACGTTGCGTCAAAATTTAGAACTTTATCAAATGGTTTTGTAGATGCAACAACTGCTGCCAATTGGAAACAATACGATGATGCATATACAGTTTTGCAAACAAGTCCTAATGATTTATTTGCAAGAGCTGTTATTGATACCGTGCCTGTTGATTATGTTCCAGTAGCAGATCGTAAGACCGTAAATCAAACATGGCTTGACTATGATACACAGTTAAAAGCGGCTGGATACGTAGATCCACAGACTCTTGCCAGCTGGTCAAAATATGATGATGCATATAAAACATTACAAACCAATCCTCAAGATGCTGCTGCACTAGCAGTTTATAATTCAAAACCTGCGGATTATGTTATTCCTGAACAGCGAATGAACCAAGATGTTCAATTTGCTAAAGACTTTTTCAGTACCTATTTAAAACCACGTTTTGATGCTTCTCAATCAATTACTGAATTTGAAGATTATATTGATGTTACAAAAAATACTCAAAACCCTTTTCAAACACAAGATCGTTTAGACGCATTAAAACTTGCAGCGCAAACAAGTGTTTCAAAATGGTTTACCGATTTACAAAAAGCAGGTGATAGTAAGTTCAATTCCGATTATTACTTTGATCCAAACGGATATTTAAAAGCAAATGGCGTTGGAGACCCAAACAATCCTTTGCTCCCTGGTGCTGCTTTCACTGATTATTCACTTACGGATGCAGGAAAAACAGCGCAACAACAAAAAAACAAGGTAAATGAAGATTGGGTAGCGGCTAAGGCAGGTATTAATACCACCGATGCGTATGGTAATACTATTAACTGGCTACAACAAGCTTATAACTACGGTGTTGATTTAAACAATAAAGCTGCTTTTGCACAACTACATTATCAACTTGTTGGTTTAAATGCTCCAGCGCTAGATGCAAATGGAAACATTGTTAAAAATCCTGATGGCACACCTGTCAAAAGACAGTTTGATGCGGCGCCGGATGTTTACGCACCTCAAATTGCTAAGACATATATTACTCAAATTTTAACTCCTTACCTTGTTGATAAGGCCAACAAAATAGGAAGTGTCTTTGGTGAGTTTGTTAAACCTTCTGATTATGTAGATCAATTTTTAAAGGCGGTTAACTTACCCGAGAATAAAGACCAATGGGCAAATATATTAAAAAGCAGCGGGTTAGATCCCAACACATCGTTAAACGAACTTAAGACTACGTTGACAGATGCGTTGACTCAAGATTCAACTCTTGATATCAAAACAAAAATTGGCAACTTAATTAAAGAAGGTAAAAAACCTACACAAACAGAATTAGGCGTTGAATATCTTCAGAAAGCAGCAGTAAGTGGCACAGCAACACCGGCTAGTGGTATTTATGCAATATTTAAAAATGCTGGGTACAGCGGAAACGAAAGCGATTTTTATGCCACGTTTCTCCCTGGGGCTTCACAACAAGATATCAGCATTATGAATGCTGCCTACACACCGGCAGGACAGGCAAGTTCTTTATTACCAACAATTAGCGGTACCGGGACGGAACAAATTGCTTCTATGGCCCAACTTTTTGGGGATACAAGCATTACAGAAGTACTTGGTACGGCTGGCATCTCGGTGCCTACTACCCAGACCAGTGCCCTTGGAGGTTTATTTAGTACATCTGAAGGTGATGTGGGTATTGGAGATCCTTTTGCGGATACATCTACACCTTTTACCACTGCAAGTGGAGCATCAAGTAAAAAAAATGCGGATCAAATAGGCATTGGTAATCCTTTTGATGTTGTGGGAATCACTGATCCTTTTGCAGAAGATTCAGATCCTTTCTCAAGTAGCAACCCTTTTGCAAGTATTGGCTCTACTTCAAGCGTGAGTTCTCCTACAATAAAGACAAACGTAAATGTTTTTACTCAAGGATTTTCTTCTACCAAGAATACTTCCACTGGGTCTTTATTTGATAGTTTTGGTGGTTCGTTTGGTTTCTGATGTCAGAACAACATAGAAAAGCAGCAGGTGCCGCGCATCGTTATCAAAAAGATAAGATGACGTGCAACAAACCTCAAAAGGCACCACCTGGGGATACCCATAAGTGGGTTGTTAAAAGTTGTTACGATGGTGAAGAAAAAATTGTAAGGTATGGTCGCCGCGGTTACGAAGACTACACCCAGCATCATGACAAAGATCGCCGTACCAACTTCAGGGCACGTATGGGATGCGATAAAGCAATGGACAAAAACACTCCTAGATACTGGGCCTGTTCTCGGCTCTGGTGATTTGTGGTAATCTATTGACGGAATATTTTCAACCCTCATGGCAAAACCAAAGTCCACTACATCCCTTAAGATTGAGTCCAAGCCTAAGCGCACCAAACAAGGGGACGGCAAACACTCAAAATCAAATCATGGCCGCAAACTTAGTCGCGGCCAAGGCTGACATTTAATTTCAATTTATGTATACAATGGGAGTACTTATTGTGCTCCCATGTTTTACTTTGTAAATGCAATAGACATTATTTGTAAATACGAAGGGTTTAACGAAAGAGCGTACCCCGACCCTATAACGGGAGGAATGCCATTTGTCTTGGGATACGGCACCCAGTATTATCCCGATGGTAGTCCCGTCAAGGCTGGCCAGTACTGCACCAAAGAAAAAGCATTGGAGTACGTGCAGCATGAAATTACTTGTATTGAAGATGACTTAGATAATTTACATATCCATATTGACAACTCAATGCGACAGGCTTTAATCTCGTTTATTCATTCCATTGGCTGGAAACCTTTTCTTTACAGTTCAATTATCGACTATATTGAACAGGAAAACTGGGTGGCGGTAACGGAAGAAATTAAATGTTGGATCTTTGACCAAGATCACCAAGTGGTTGGAAACCTCCTGGAACGCCGCAGAGAAGAAGCTCGTCTGTTCTTAAACCGTATTCATGCTGATACCAGCCATGCCGGGGAAATTCTTCTTGCAGCATTTAAAAATTACTCTGGTTCCCCACATGAAATACAAGCTATCAAAAAATTAGAAGAAGATACCAACCCTTACTTGCTTGCTGAATTTGCAAATACATTCCAAATAAAACAAGCTGATTGGATCGAACAAATGGAAGATGACTTTCATCTGATCTGATTTGCACTATAGTCTTAGAATATTGATACCAGATTCATGAAGAACGCAATGGAGCGGTCAGTGGAACCACGGGAATTTGAACTTCCCCTAGAACTACAGTTCTCCATGCGTAAGGCTGAGATTGCAGCCCAAGAAATGACTTGGGACGAGTTGCAGGCTGCTTTACTAAACCTTTACCATCAACGTTTGATGGAATGGCAAGCGGTCAAAGAAATTCTTGCAGGTGAAAATATTGAGTTGTCTTTTGATATCCCAACAGATTTAGAGTTGGCAGAACTTGCCGCCGCCTGCATATACTATGAAGACGACGGCGAAGATGACGAAGAAGAACTTCAACCGTTTTGATTAGCCGCATCAAATATAATAAGCCGTTCTAGATACCACTTATTTTTTTTCAAAGACTCAATACCGCCCTTATGGCGTTCACGCCACAAATATTTTGCGCAATTACCTTTTAAGTAACCCCTAAATTCTTCAGGTGTTAATTGAGCTTCAATTGCCTCGATACATTCAATACCACCGTCCACATAATGAGGTGGGTGATTGACCATATCTGGTTTCATCTCTGGACGTGAAGGAATTGTTGCCCATGGAACAGGGCACACCCCATCTTTACACTCTAGAGTGACGTTACGAGCTTCTGGCCCATCGGTAACGTTCCCGGATACTGGTACGCTTCCTCCATCGACGGGATGAAACCAGTCACTCCTGGCCGATTCCCTTCCAGGGCTAGGTTGACCCTTGGGTTGCTGTCCTGACATAGGGTAAGACCACGGTTGTATTGGTCGTACAATGCTACATCATGATTTTTGGTTGCGAGTGGAACCCCAAAATCACAGCAACAAGCCATGCGCTTCAGAAGTTCGTCATCTGAAGTAATGAATTTTTGCAGAAAATCATCAGGGTCTTGACGCCCCTCTAATTGCTCTGCATCATTTTTATAAGCATACATAGTAGCAGCCGCCACTAAATTCTCTCGTTTACAATACTATCATGGAAAGATTTTACGACCCAAGAAGAGGACAGGAATCAAAACCGATTCCGTCTAACTATGACCCAACAGTAGATGCGGGTTCTTCCGGTGGCGACACAAGTGATTTAAACCCTGGGCGTGCATATAAAACAGATACTCGACATTTTAGTAACGAAGAAAAAATAACAGCTGGCAAGGCAGGTACCAGTAATGTCAGGGGGGAATCAAAAGTTAATAAATATTTAGCCGCAGCCAAAAGCGCAGGTAAATTTAAACAACAAGCTTTGATTGATGAGCCGCAAATTCGTGGCCGCACTCC